TGACCATGTTCTTGTGTATCAACATATCGTTGCTCATTTCTGTTAGCTAACCATTCCTCATACTCTTTATAATCTTTACAATGAGTTGAATAACTATCTTTGTTGTAAATGATGTTACAGATAGGTGTTTGACCTTTTGGTATTGATGATAACCTTAATTGGTTTGATTCAGCTACGTTTTGACCTTCACCAGTCTTTACAAGTCCTTTATAACCAAAACCCATTGAGTGACCTTCATCTTTTCTCCATTCTTTGGCTGCTTCCCTCATGTGTTCTGGAATTTTTTCATTAAAACAGTTGTTGGCATCGGTATCAAAATAAACAGCATAAACATCTCTAGCGTTAGGTACGTTAGTTACACCACAAAACTTTTCATCATATCTTACGTTATTCTCATTCCATACTTTCCATGGAATAGATTTCTCACCTTGGATAACGTAAACAAAGTCCAATACATCTTTTCGTGTAACTTTATCTTTCTCCCAGTTTTGTTTCTTATTTAACCCTTTGGCTTTTTGGATTTGCTGCACAGCATAACCAGCGAATGAATTCTTACATCCTTTCGTGATAAAATCAGCTTTGTGGTCCAATACATATTGAAACAATGGATGTTTTGTAATGATACAATCTTCTGGTGTGTTAAGCAACTCTAATACTGTCGGATTTGAGCTTCCCATTAGTTCTAAGAACCTTTTTAACTCCCAACCAACATAATCCTTATTAACGTTTAATTGTTCAATATAACCAGTCCCTAAGATGTAATCTTGTGGTAGGATATATACAAACTTTTTATCAACATCAGATGTTGGAGTTTGAGTTCCATATGCTTGTGAACCAATAATACATTCAAATAGGATAAGCCCATTCTCTTCTAAAAATTCGTGTGTAATCTTTTCCATTTATTTTTATATTAGTCCCACCATTTTAAAATGTTTCTATCTAATAATTTAAATAATAATCTTTTGCAGCGGTCTTGATTCTCGTGAGCAATCTCCATCGCATAGATTCGTTTGTTTTCAGCTTCATCATCTTGTCTTGTGAATATTGATAATTCACCACTAACAGCTTTTTTGTATTGTCTAGGATATTTCTTAAAGAACTCATCAAAGTTTTCAGATTTCAAATCGGATTTCCATTCATACAGTTTTTCATCATTTCTTTTTTCATCCAATTCTTCAAAAAAATATTTTGTTTTATGGTAATCCATGTATTCCATACTATAAGTGTCTTCTTGAACTTTGTCAATCAGTCTAGTAACAGTCATCATGATTTCAGCATCACGTTTTGCTGTTGTGTGTCTATCGTGACCACCAATATAGTTTGATTGATTAGATATCTTAAATTTCAAAACCTCAAAAATGTAATTATGGTCCCAATCTCTATCTTTCCATATAACTGGAAACCATTTCCATAAATTTTTAACACCAGACATAAATTCACTTGGATAAAATCTAGCGTCTTTAATCCACCACTTTATTTTTTCAAACGTTGTTGGTTTATAATCATCAAAATCGAATTCTATTTCTTTTATTTTATCTTCCATTGTTTTTTATTTTATACAAATGTAATGCTTTTATTTTAATTATGCAAATTTTATGAAACCTTTTTTAATTAAATCGTGAATATATTTTGAATGCTGAATATTTTTCTCGTTAGCATAACCGATAGACATGTGCATACCAAAGTATGGTCTGTCTAAATCTAATTCATCTCTAATTGATTGCAGTAAACCTCTTTCTTCATGTGGAATGTTCAACCACCAGTGTTCGTCATTGGTTTTTGGATTTAAGTCCAACACTATAGGTATTTGTTTACCATCCCATTTTTGTTTCACTGATTCCCATAACGCTTCCACTTCTTCAACAGTCTTTTGACCGTTTTGCGTTAAATCTCTCATGCTATCATTGATAAATGATATGTGTGCACCACGCAATGGTTTGTTTAGTATTAGGTTGTACCTTTTCTTGATGAACCACGCATAATATTCAGCAACATCACCATCAAAAAAGACCATAGCGATTTTCTTCCAACCAGCTTGATTAGCATGCTTGTTGGTTTTGTTCTCTGGCTCGAACCCAATAGTTCCATATAGTGTTATTCTTTCTTGCATTTTCTCTTCGTTCATAACTTGTTGTTATAAAACCTTGTTGTGGTGAAAAATTCATTGGATTATAAATCATTGGTGTGATTTCTAACCCAACACATTCTAATAATTCCACAAATTCATCTTTCTTTTTAATTTGACCCCTTAAATCTTTTAGTATCTCCGCATCAATCTCTTTAGCTATCTCATCACTTAACATTTTGATAAGTTCAGCTTCAGCATCCATAACGCCATATCTCTGTAAATCAGATATTTTATCATCTGACCATATAGCCTTTATTTTCCTACTACCAACTGAAAGATTATAAGCATTTTCATCATACCCTTTTGAAAAATACCATGATTTGATTACAGCATGTGTAAAATCAACATCATGACAAAATATTTTAACTAAGTATTGTAGTAAATTAAAACCCCATTCTTGTGCACCTTCTTTGGTTAAGAAAACACCCTCTTTTACGATGTAATTATTTTCTAAATACCATATCAGTTCTTGTTCTTTTTGAAAATCTTCCATGATTAAATATAAGGAAGATTTTCAAAAAAATCAATAGTTATGCTAGTCTAAGTGGTCTTAAATATTCTCTAAGGAATGCGTTTATTGGACCGCCAATCTTTTCTTCCCAATGCTTATAATTAACCTTGTTTCTTTCATCCAATTGAGACAATGCTTTCTCAGATGGTTTGGTTCTACCATAAGGTAATGTTTCTGGAACAAAGTCTGGGTATAATATTCTGTTAAATACTCTTTCATCAACCAAGAAAACAAATGCTGTCAATTGGTCACCCAAATCTGGTTCATGGAACTCTTGCAGTAACACACCGTTCTCACGCAGCGTATTCATGTGAGTATTCAACGTACCTAATCTTTCTAGATTGTTATTAGTTGTACCACCATTCAGAATGATAAATGTTTTATCTTTATCAGCCCATTTATTATAAATTTGTTGGTGTGGTTTTAACCCATCAACAGTTCGTGCATAATCAACAACAGCATGTCCAAATTGAATACCTTGTTGTATTGGTGACATGTTGTATGGTACAAGACCATACATTCTACGTTCCAAATACAAATCTGTTTTACGTGGTGTGGAATTTGTTTTTACTTTACATAAACCAATACGTCTATAAAACTCTTGTAAGTCAATTTTTTCTTCGTAATATGATTCTTCATAGAATGCTTCTTTGGTATCCCATGAAGACAAGTCTAGTATTCGCATGTTGGCATCTAAACACCAATCATATCCAGTTTTAAATATTTTTTCCATTTCTTAACCCATTTTCTTTAATTTCTGCCCTTAAATTATCATATTCAACTTCATTTAATATTTTTTTACTTCTTTTATTAAAGAAAGTTCTTAAAGTTTCTCTAGATATATTTAACTTTGTTGATAACTCATTTAAAGGTATTGGATTAATTATATAATCAGTTACAATATTTAAAATTTCATTATCAGAGAATTCTTTTGCTCTTTTTAAATGTGAAATATTTTTAGAATGTTGACAATTTTCACTTCTAGTCACCCATTCTAAATTACTCACATGATTATTTAATTTGTTACCATCAATATGATTAATAACTAAATTTTCTCTTAACCCTAAAAAAGTTACAGCAACCAATCTATGTACGGTGTGATTATACCTAATACCATCACTATGGTATAACATAATGTTAGCATACCCTCTAGAATTAGGTTTTGTACTAAAGTTATGAATCTTTTCACCAATAATTTTTCTAACTTTACCATAATTACTCACTTCAACTTCATAAGCAAAGTCTATATGTGTTATTTTTTTCCAAATTTCCATTAATTCCCTATTTCAATTAAATGTGATACAGTACATTGTGCTGCATTGTATACAATGTATTCGTTATTTCTTAGGTCAGCACCACCCTTTGCAAATACACTATCAAACCCTTCGTTATCCAATACTTTCTTAGATAACTTATAACAGCTTGAGTCATGATGCAATATTTCTTTTTGTTTACCCAAATGCACATCAAACAATGCCAAAAAAGCTTTATTATCTCCACCATGAGCCCAATAAGACCCTCTTAATGATGAGTAACCAATAGATTTCTGTGCTTTATCAGCAAAATAGATACCATCACCAAACATTGACCCAGTATGTACCGCACCAGAAGGTCTGATAAGTAAACCAGTTTGTAAAATATTAAACCAGTTCTCATTTCTAGACCCATGCCAGTAAAGTCTTTTCTTTTTAACCTCGACTTTATCCATATGTTTGTCAAAGACTTTCTGTGTTTTGTTGTTAACAACTTTAAACACACGTTTCAATTGATTCACATTTGGCCCCATCAATTTATTGATTAGTTCTAATGTTTCAGTATCGTTTTCAACTTCAACAGACAATCCCATTTGGTCTAAGATAGTTACTTCTTCAACAACTTCTTCCACACCTTTCTCTTCGGCTTCAGCAGCTTTCTTAGCAGCTTCTCTTTGTTGTTTAATCAATTCAACTTGACCAGCCATTGTATCCAAAGCAGATTGCTCATTATCAAGTAATCTTTGTGCGTTAGTCAAAGTAACATCGTTGCTGATATCTCTAAACAAATGGTCTTTTACGTTATCCATTCTTCTAGGGATAATAGTGTATAGTTTCAATAACATATCATTAATATGCTTGATATCCACACCAATTTGAATCAAACCACTAATGTTGCTGATTATTTCTTGTGCAGCAGTAACTTGTTGTTCTGATACAGCTTCTTGACTTACCTTATAATTACGTTGAATAGATTTGTTGGCAAATGACATCAACTCATCAATCAATTTTCTAACAATCTCATCTTTGATATTGTTAACTTTATTGTCAGTTGGTTTTGATTCATCAATAACTGGTTCTGCTAATAAATCTGTTACATCGGTATAACCTTTTGTTTTAGATAACTTCTGCTTTAATACACTGTCCCATTTGCTGCTAGGTTTATATTCTGTCACCAAAGACTTACCAACACGGCCATATTCACATTTGATGCGACCATCTGTCAATTCTTCCATGATATAAACCTTATTACTATTAGCAGTCATACCGTTATCAACTGATACGTGTATCAGTTTTGCATATCTCAATCCGTTTTCTTTTACTATCATACTTCAATAATTTATACAAATGTAATAATTACATTTTATTAATCAAAATAAATCTTCATATTTTTGTGGAATATAATCAACAATATGTTTTCTCCACCAACGTTTAAACCTATTTTTAGTTCTATCTTTAAAGAAATAGAACCACATATCTAAACGCATAACCTTTTCACCCAACCAAGTATATTCTGGATAACCTTCTTCATCGTAGTCGTACTCAGCACATGGATATGGTCTTCCACGTTCATCTAGATACTGCCAATAACCATCTCCTTTTGATATGGCATCTTCATAATCATCAGCTTCTTTCTCAATCCAACGCCAATCTTTACCTTCAACACCCTCTGGTTCATCCGTAGGTAATCCTTCTTGAGGTAACCCATAGTTCCAGTTGCATGAACAACCAATATCTTCTGGTGAAGAAATACAATCATCACAGAAATAAGGATTATCATCATTAGCATAACCTGGCATATAGACCCACTGGGCTGTAGACCCACAGTCACATTTCTTTTTACCACGTTCTAGTATCATCTTTGAATAAACCTTGATTGTTCAACACAAAATTATAGAAAACTTCTTGTAAACGTGTGTCTACCATAAAACCATTTACGTAAACAACACCATTTATTATTTCAACTTCTTGACCAGCTGGTAATGGCATATCTTTGCCAACTTCAGCAGCTTTTAACAGCTTGTAAACCCCATTTTTTAACATACTAAACACTTAATTTAAAGAACATCTCTCTTACTTTTGCAGAGATGTATTTATTTACTTCTTTTGGTTCTACTTGGTTCTCTACCATAGTATCCATTTCCTCTTTGATAACATCATTAACAACCCATCTGATAACATCACCCATTTTTCTTACATCGATTGGCTCATCGTTAGGGAAAACGTTTTCAATCGCTTGATTGAAACGACTTTCAGATACAGCATAATCAACAAACTTTTGAATACCTTCCAATTTCTCAACATTAACAGCAGCTAACGTTTTCACTTTTGAACTAGAGTGTTTTTCACCTTTTACTTTGAATCTGTGGACAACACCTTTAAATTCAGCACTCCATACAATACCTTCACCAATTCCAGAAAAACCAAATGCTTTTGCAACTGGACATTCTTCTTCAACAGCAATTGTCAATTCAGACAATTCGTTTTGTACCAATTGTGGCATGTTGAAATCGATATCCATTGAATATGTCGGAAAGTCATCGATATTATAAATACCATTATCATTATCACGCAAATAAGTACTATCCACCCAATATGCTGGATTAGCTCTTAATTCTTCTTCTGTTTCAGTATGTGGAGTTACCTTAACTCCAAAGATAAAGAAAGATTTAGGTAAGTTGCAAATACCAACACCTTTTTGAATGTTACCACCACACCACTCACCATAGATAGTTATTGTGTTTTTTGTAGGGTCAATCCATGGAAAAACTTTATCCATTACTTGTGCCATAAGTTCAAAAAACACATCTTTCTTAGATTCAACGAAAAACGCAAAACCAGCGTTGTCTTTCTCTATAGTAATGATATTCTCACGAGATTGAGCCCACAATCCATTATTTTGGTTATAAGACACACCAGCGTTAGTACCGTGTAACTTTACGGTACCTTTGAATGTAATTGTTGGTTTTGGTAAAGTTGGGTCATAAATAGCCTCACCATTTTCATCCAAACCAACAAAGTTGAAATGTCTGTTGACATTAGAAACAACTGTTCTAAATTGTTCAATAGACGGAAATTTAATCATTTTTTTCATCTTCTTAAAAATTATAAGTTACTGATGGACTAACATAATTCAATCCATCCCAATTGCTAACTGATAAACCATAACTAAATGATTTATATGAACGTGAAAAACCAAAACCATATTCAATAAAGTTATTAGGTCTTTTAAAATAACCACCAACACCTAAAATTACATTTACACTAATATAACCTAAAGGAAATGATGGTGACACTTTAAATTCATAAAAATAATTTTTTAATTCATCACCTTTTTTAAATATACCATTCAAATTACCTCGTCCAAAGGACATACCCATTGAAATGTCATGTTTTGTAAAACCAACATCTATTGAATTGAATGCATTGTTTACAAATTCATCACCATTACTCATTGACAACCCAATCGACACATATTTAGTCACTGGACAAGAATCTTGTGCTAATGCATTAATAAACCACATGCACGCTATTAATAATACTAATTTTTTCATTTTTTTTTATTTTAAACTGTTAAACCTATTGCTGCATTTTGTATTTCGATACACTCGTCAAGTGAGTTAGGCTCTGATTTATCGTCTCTAAAGTGTTTAAACGCTGGGTATAGTAATGAATACGCACCAGTGTGGTCAAAAGATAACCCAGAACACTTAACTTCGATTATTGTACCTAACAAATTGTCTTGATTATCTGTGATTTCAGCCATCAAAGATTCTGTTAACCCTTGTGGTCTTGTTTTTAACTTACCACATGATGTCTCAGCGTTGAAAGAACTAATCACATTCTCATTTTTAGTACCTTTTGTACCATAATTGAAACCAGTAATCACTAAATCTAGTGTTAATTCTAGTTTCATTTTGATTTGGTGTGTTGGTTTACCATCTTTCCACTCACCATTATATGCTTTTAAGATAGTTCCTTCTTCACCACGAGCTAAAATCTCTTGGAAATGGTTCATTGCTTCTTCATATGTGTTAACAACTATCCCTTCTACGATAGATACGTGAGTTACATCAATAGCTTTTAACGCTTTGTTAAGTTCAATAGTACGTTTACTATATGGTACAGTAGATTTAGCATCAAAATGTTCATCAATAGTGATTCTATCCCATACTGTATAACGTATTTTAGATAATGCTTCATCAAAATCACCATGTTTTTCAGTAAACGCTGCTAATTTCTTTTCATTTTCCTTGTCAGTACGACTATCTTTCTTACCGCAGATGTCAATAATAGATGCAATGATACCATTAGACTCGTAACGTGGTATACCATCCATAGTTAACTCACCATTTAACACACAATCTTCTAGTTGTGCAAGTTCTTCAACAAATTTAGCACCAGTAACAATAGTAGGTTCACCTTGTCTTGATTCCATTTCTACTTCACCACCTCTAATAATAGCATTGCAGTAGCGACCATCCATTTTTACTTGTGAGATACCTTTACCACCTTTCTCAAAAATCTTGCGTGCTTTCTTCTCATCAAATGATACAGCACCCATGTATGGTGTTTCTTCAATCAACCCTTTAAATACTTTGTTTATAAAAGTTGTTCCCATACCGATTTTACAATCTTTATCGATAATACGTTCAATAATATACGCATCATCAGCAGATACGCTCCCTAACCAAATAGTTAATCTATCAATAGCGTTTTGACCAGTAACATCACGATTAGCGATTTCTAAAAGCATACCTAACGCTTGTTCTAATGACCAAGTTGTATCATTTTGTGTATACTCTGGTACTCGTTTAATATAAAACTTAACTCGTTTAGAGTTAGCCATATATAATACTCTTCTTAATAACTCATTGTCAACATACTTTCTTAGTACGTCCATCTTAGCATTATTACCACCAGTGGCAGCAATCTCATCAAAAATCTGTTTAATAGTCATATTTTTTTCTTTTGTTTTACAAATGTACGAATTTAAATTGAATTCACCAAATTTATTTGAAAATATTTTAATCTATTCCTTTTTCAGCAGCATGTTTATCACACAAGCTTTTTATCCAATCCAATTTTCTAGGATACCCATGGTCACCACAAACTTCACATATCTCATATGATAACTTTTCATATGTTAATATTATGTCATGCATCT